TCCTTGTTGTGTTCTGGCTGGGGAGGTACTCTCCGAAAGGGGGTACGAATGCCTTAATAGACGCCCTTACCCGGGGTGGAAAGACCAACTTTGCCAAAGTGATGAAATATCACGCGGCACACTGGCAGTAAAGTTGAAGACTTCAACTTTTGCGTAGTATGCACCGTACACTTCCATCGTAAGATGGAGGGTCAAAGAGCCAACCCCACTTGGTTAGTGGGAGTGCTTGAGACATGGGCAATGCATACCGGAGCTGACAACGTCAGTTTGGCGGAAGCAATTCTGCCCAGAGGTAGCTCTCCCGAATCCATAAGGCACTCTGGCCTATAGGAGTGGGGATAAGGCTGCTTGTGGTTCTATATAAGGAGTTCTTAATAGGTTGTGTTGGCAAGATGAAGCAATGGGTGGCAAACGCTGCCCAACGGTGATTCAAACCTCGTGACCTATCACGACTAACGTAGTCGGTGAATTTCAAGGTTTGTGCTGTCGAAAGTAGGGAAGTCCCTATGACTCACCGTTGGAAACAACGACTGGGTGCTTTGTTGGCAAGACATCGCCTAACCAGCTTTGAACGGTCACATTGTGTCCCCTTTTGAGGGGGACCATAGGGCGGGGCCCTACGACTAGGAGTACGGATAGTTGAATTATTCCGACACCGGTAACCCCGGCTCTTACCAAGAGCGCCTGCAGCCCAGCGTGGTAGAATATATCACGTTTGGAAACTGAAGGTGTGATAGTTCCACTGCATAGTGGTTAAATCTGCTTAACAGCAATTTAATCTAATGAAACTTTTCCTACAATCCCTTCGAATGAAAGGAGCGAGGATGCTTCTTAGAAACGTCACATGGCGTCCAGACCTAAAAGTCTGGAGACACTGGATGAAACCAGGTTTATCCTGGGTTCGTTTAGTGTCAGGGTCACTTACTAGGTCGAAAATTATCCAACTCACCGTATTTGCACGCGCATGTGTGAACATTGGTTCGCAGCAAGGCCGTAAGGGCCTAGTGCTTTATTTGAAGGTGTGCAATACTGCGCTAATGCAGGCGTTGCCCGGAGGGTTTCTCTCGCATTCCAGTCGTGAGATTGGGAAGGTGGCAGTTTCTCGGTCGCGGAATGGCCTTCCGAGGATCATTCCGGCGTTTGCACGTCGGGAGATCCTTCGTGGCAACACGACGACAATCCGGCTATGGCTAACTTTCTTTGGGCTCTACCGTATCCTCCCTTGTAGAGGGAAACCTAAGTTCAGTACTATACTGGACCCAGGGCGGAATCTTTCTCCAGAGTTCCTATCGGAACTAAAGGGATTTATCCGTAACTCTTTCTTGGTCAGACTCGGTATGTTCAAAGAGGTGTACCTGGTCGACGTTGGAACTACTGTTCTAGCGCGCCCGGAGCCATTTGTCATTTCCAAAGCCTCGAGCGATAAGCTTGAGGACCCTGATATGGTTAAAACCCAGAATCAGTGGAAGCTCATAGGTAAAACTGCACCCCGGGCCGTAGTAGGAGAACCTACTGGCTTTGCCCATCGTGTTCACGCAGCTCACTGCTGGGCGCATGGAGAGTGGGCTAAAACCCCAGCTAACCTTCTTGAGAGCTATCTTAAGGAGGTTCCAGGGGGATTCGGTACTACCAAATCCTTTTGGACACTCTTACTCGATACAGCGAAGTTCTGGCCGCTGTGTAAGGCGTCACATAGGGCTGAACGGTTCACAACCGTCCATGACAATAAGACTAAACGTCTTATTGGTGTCAAAGACAGCTCTGCTGTCTTGCCTAACGTGCACCCCACAGGGAAGAACGCCTCTGGGCGTTTAGCCCTGCTCGAGGAAGCAGCCGGGAAGGTTAGGGTGGTCGCACTATTAGACGTGTGGAGCCAATGGGCACTTAAGCCACTCCATGATTGGGTCTTCGACCTTCTCCGGAGTATTCCTCAGGATGGAACCTTTGACCAGTTAAAACCGGTTAAGACCCTCCTGCGGAAGGTAGGCAATGATACTACGATTTTCTCGTATGATCTCAGTGCTGCTACCGACAGACTTCCTGTAGCAATACAGGAACTCCTGTTGGCTCAAGTGTTTGGGGAGTCCTTCGCCAAGTGCTGGCGAGAGCTTCTCGTAGGGCGTCCATACTGGGTCTCCAAAAGAGTCCAGCGTGAACGGGGCCTAGCAAGCCGTGCCCTTCGGTACGCCGTTGGGCAACCTATGGGCGGGTACAGCTCTTGGGCTATGCTCGCCTTGACACACCACCTCATGGTGCAGTTTTCTGCTTACCGTGCGGGCATTCGGGGTTGGTTCACCCTGTACGCGGTCCTAGGTGATGACATTGTCATCGCTCACCCCCGCGTGGCCAAGAAGTACCGTGTTCTGTGTCGGCTCCTCGGAGTTGAGATCGGATTGAACAAGAGTCTGGTCTCAAAAGGGCGTACTCTCGAGTTCGCTAAGAAACTCTTCTTCCAAGGAGAGGACATTAGCGGACTACCTCTTAAGTTCTGGGCTGCTGCGCAGTCTAGTTCCGGAGTTGCCTGTGCTTTAATCGGCCAGGTTGGAGTTGGAACGCTCTCCAATGCAATTAGGGCTCTTGGTGCTGGGTTTAGGGTCAGTTCTCGAGTGGCTGACACACGTTGGGAATTACTACCCCGACGGGTTAGGGCACTCGCTGTATCCCTAACGCACCCGTTCTTGGGTTCTCGTTTCGCGTTCGACACATGGACAGAGTGGGTCTTATCCCATACAGCCACTAGCAGGGGCTTAAACCCTGATATGCTGACATGGGTAACACCGTATATGACAGCTGTCGACACGGTGTTGCTGAAGCCTGCGGAGGCAGTCCTCGAGGATTATCAGGAAGATCTTTTCTTCACTGAGAAACTTGAGGATCCTGTCACACGCTTGGTTGATGCTAAGACAAACAAAGCCATAGTTGATGCGGAAGAGTCCATAGCACTGGCGCGGAAGTCCGCACAGCACCTTCAGGCACTTGATATCGAGCTTAGCTTGGTACAAGTCTCTGCTGTTGTCCAACAACTATGGAAAGATGTGGACAAAGTAGGACTGGTGCCGTTGCCCTCAACAAGGGCAACTGTAAGGGCGGAAGTAGATCCTTACCGTTTAAAGGTAACGAATATGCTTCAGCATTTCGAGTGGATACGTTCACTGGCGAAACCGCAGCCCCTCAAAGAGGGTCCTGAACAAGGTGTTGGGTCATAATCGGACATAAATAAAGGCCGATGGGCGGTGCGTGGCACCATCGCCTAAAGAAGTGACCAAGTACTAACTAGGAACTTACCATAAAGGTGGGTTACCTAGGAAATAGTGGAGAGCATCCTTAGCTCAATGGCGCCTCAAAACCAAGGTTG